TCCTTTCAAGTAAAGAGGGTGGTAATTTATCGCCAGTAGCTGATACTAAAGATGCAGTTATAATGTCAATAACTAGGGCAGACCTCGAAAAACTGTATAAGAGTATAGGCACACTCCTTGAATCAGACGCACAACAGAGTTTACCCGCAATAGCCTGTTCGGCTTAAAAACTGCGGGTAAACTCAGACGTTGTGTGAAATTTTGACAAAAAATATAAGGATTGCAAATGGATAATTTAATAAGAGAAATGTGTAGATTAGTTTGTGAGTATCACTCTTTAAGATATAAAGCTATTTTATTATCAGATAAAGAATGTAAAGATTTCATTAAAATGAAATTTCCAGTTGTACAAGGACTGATGACACAAAACGAATTAAAAAGAATAGGAGAAATGAAAATTGACTATAAAAGCATTGGCAAAGAAATTGAAGAATATTTGTCAAAACATACACACAAAAAAGATTGTGCTGTTGGCAATCAACCTACACCAAAACCATCTGACGATGACTTAGCACAATCTTTAAATGTTGTGTGAAATGCTTATTTTTTTAATTTTTTCGCTCTGAATAAAAAAGTTACTGTTTTGGGTTGACAAAAGATAGTTTTGGGTATATAATATATATATCACTTGCTTGGAGGCAATTATGTCTATTTCATCTACACGTTTTACACAGACCTACAACGAAACAATGGCTTTTTATAAAGCTAACTTTTCATCCTATGCAGAGCCAAAGCGTTTAAAGGTCGTTGTGACTGAGTTCGGAGATGTTTTTGATAAAGAAGAAAACTATGATGTATATAGTGGTTTGGAGAAAGAGATTATATCTAAGATTGGCTTTGTAAAGTGTAGAAAAAGTGATGCTACGCATCATATAATTGTTTGTGAAACTGTTGGTGATAATGGAATAGTGTCTGGATTAAAAACACAAGGATGGTTTTGTTTATCATGAGTGAAAAAAATAAAGGGGGTCGCCCTAAAGAACACATAGGGGAAATGCAAAAAAAGAATCTCCGTTTACCTAAACATATATGGGAATGGTTAGATAATTTGTCAACCAACAGGACGCAAGCGCTTATCAAGCTTTATAATGAGCGAAAGAAAAAATAAGCACATCACACAACAGCGACTATCGGCAGTGGCTAAAGCCACATTAAAACGTCCGATAGTCGCAAACGTTGTGTGCAATAATTTTTTATAAGGAGTTATACATGGATTTTGAAAAATTTAGGGAATTTACACCTACTACAAACACTTACAAACCTGAAGAAAATAAAATGTGCCTGGAATTGGGGTACATAGAAGAAGTCGGTGACTTTTCCGGGAAGTTGAAAAAAATGTACCGGGATAATGATGACAAAATGGATGTGGACTGGACGGCCGGAATAATATTGGAATTGGGTGATATATGTTGGTACACTTCTGAATTACTTAACGCCTATAAAGTAGATACAGAAAATGTGAAAAATAAAAATATATTATCATTATCTTTGAATTTTGATGAACCTAAAATAATTGAGGATTTGCCTAAATTATTAAATTCTATTTTGATCAATCGGTCAGGTTGGGTTTCTTTTTATCGCAATTTTTATTATTGTATTCACACCGCCGCCGATTTTTTACAGGTACCAGTTGGTTTTATACTAGATCAAAACCAGGCAAAGTTGTTGCGCAGAAAACAAGAAGGCAAAATAGGAGGAAATGGTGATTATAGATGAACACGATGATGTAGACAAAAATAAAGTTTATGAGAAACTACAACCACAAATGCAATTTAGCAGCATTATTTTCGGCAGGGCAGGCATGGCCACCGCTGTATTTTCCCCAACCCAATTGGCACGGCTGAGAAAAGCCAAATGGGAAAAAGCATGGGACAAGTTGGAAAAAGATTTATTTGCCCGGGGGGTGTTAAAGTGAGCCTCCGGAAAATAAGTGATTTGCCTGAAATCGTATATTCCAAAGAAAAAATGGCAGATGTTCATGCTTGTATGGGGGGCAACCCGGATGAAGTCAGAAATCGGCTAATCAGTATATTTGATAAAGCATATGGGGCTCAATGGGAGCAAAACGCCTTTTTGTTTTCCGGTGGCTTTTTGTTAGCCATGGAAAAGATAGATGAACTGAATGATCGTATCAAAATATTAGAAGAAAAAAACAAGCCGGGGTTATGACTATGAATTCAATAGTTAGTTTCAGATTGTGTACTTTATCCGATATCGAATTGATAAAAAAGGTGGACAAGCATGTTGATAATATATACACCACCGGGAAAATTCCTTCACGCAATATCCCCGCCAGGCCAGAGGAAGATTTTGATTTGTTAGTAGGGGAATTGTTGCTGAGATATAAAAAAATAATTGAGAAACCCACCCCAAAAAATACTTGTGATAATTGTGTCTATTGTTGGCATAAGTATTTTGTCAATAAAAAAGGTCATCAAAAAATAAAAAGATATTGTACACCACAAGGCCAAAAGGTAGTATCAAAAACAGGATGGTGTGAACGTCACCGCTCAAAATAATAAAAAGGATACATTATGAAAAATAGATTCACTAAATGTCGTAAATGTAAACATAAAGGCACAGACGTTTGTTTATATTGTTCAGATGGTCACCTATATAAACGGTCGCCCGGAAACAAACCACCACTAAATACAGACCCCCCTCTAATAGCACAGATAATAGGACGGTTCATTGGGGCCCTTATCCTACTAATAATCACCGCCGCTACACTTGGAATACTTGTAGTATTTATCAAAATACTGAAATATTTACTACTTTCTTTGTAAATTATTTATATTTTTACCCTTTTTCATGTAAAATCCGTTATAATATTATATATAACAGGGTGTTTTTTATCCATACGACACACCCTTTACCAAGGACTTGTATTATGTTGAATAGAGCAAATAACCCTATGGGCAAAACAAATAATGCTACTCTCCCTCTAACAAAAGCAAAGGCTATGATACCTGACTATACACAATACGGCCTTAATAACAAGGAACTAAAGTTTATTGCCATTTACCTTATAAATGGATTCAATGGGACGCAGGCTTATATTGATGCTGGCTTCCCATCAAAAAGTAGACCCAGTGCAGGGGTACAATCGCATGAACTCTTAAAAAAGGATAAATTTAGGCCAGTTATTAGGGCACATATGGATGCGTTTTTGGCTGAAGCACGCAGCACTTTAGAGCATCGAATTGTTGATGAGTTGATGTTACAGGCTTTTTATGACCCGGCTGACTTTATCGATAGCCATGGTAATCCCCGTTTTAAGAGTATGGATGAGTTGTCCCCGGAACAACGCCGGTGTGTACAAAGCATTGAAACAAAATATTATGGCAAGGATGCAGACCGGAGTGCAACGGTAATTAAATTGGTTGACCGCAACCGGGCGTTGAATGAGTTAGGTAAATATATCGACTTGATGAAAGAGCATAGCCCCCGCAAGGTGGAAGTAACTGGAAAAGATGATGGACCAATCCAACACTCTTTTGACCCCGGCAAATTATCAGATGTGGAACTACAAGCAGTTATATCACAAGCGGCTATTGCTCACCCCGCCTGATGATTGATATGTTATCCCCGGCCGCCCCCCCGGTTCAATTACAAGCAAAAGCAGAATTGGCTAAAAGGGAATTGAGCCGCCGGGAATTATTAGCATTCACTAAATACACTTTTCCGGCATTTGATCCGGCACAATTCCATACAAATTATTATCACGTTCTCAATAAATTTGCTACTGGTGAAATCCCCAAACTCATTGTAACAGTTCCCCCACAACATGGTAAGTCAGAAGGCTCTACACGCCGCTTACCCGCTTTTTTATTTGGTAAGCGTCCGGATTTGAAAATTGCTATTGGTTCCTATTCTCAAACGTTTGCCCGGAAATTTAGCCGGGAAATAAAACGGATAATGATCGACAAGAAGTACACCACCCTATTCCCCAACACCCGGTTTGCTACCCGGGCTGACGCTGATTATACAGACACTGTGGATGAGCGGGAACTTGTTGGTTACGATGGTTTTCTAAAAGTGGTCGGCCGGGGAGGGCCATTGACTGGCTCCCCGGTGGATATTATGCTTATTGATGATTTGTACAAAGACTATGCTGAAGGGAATTCCCCGGTCATCCGTGAAGCCGCTGAAGATTGGTACAAAACAGTAGTCCGCACCCGGCTACACAATCTCAGTCAACAGCTAATTGTTTTTACACGATGGCATGAAGAAGATTTGGTTGGTTATCTTGAAAAAAAAGAAAAAGTGGTGACGGTAAATTGCTGGGACGATATAAAACATGCTGCCCGTGATGTATGGCTTAAAATCAATTTTGAAGCAATAAAAACAGGGGATGCTACGGAACTTGATCCAAGGTCAAAAGGTGCCCCGCTTTGGCCAAATAAACATGATATACAGCAATTAGATGAAGACAAGCGGCTTGACCCGGAAAGGTTTGAATCACTTTACCAAGGAAATCCCAAACCAATGGCCGGCTTGTTATATCGGTCATTTGATACCTACGACAAAATCCCTACCAACGCTACTGGTCCATTTAATTATACAGATACAGCCGACACCGGGGCTGATTTGCTATGCTCCATTTCCTATAAAGTTGCGCCTGGTCCAATTATATACGTTACTGATGTACTGTACACCGCTGACCCTATGGAAATCACGGAAAAAGAGACGGCCGTAATATATAAACAAGGCCGTGTACGCAAGGCAAGAATTGAATCCAACAACGGCGGACGGGGCTTTGCCCGATCTGTAAAAAGAATAATGCGCAACACTTTGGAATATACGGGTTGTACGGTAGAATGGTTTCACCAAAGTGAAAATAAAGAGTCACGCATATTTAGTAATAGCGCAAATGTCCAAAACAATATAAAATTCCCTTATAACTGGGAAACCAAATGGCCTGAATTCGCACTGGCTATTAAGCGGTACAAAAAGCGATTCAAGGCCAATAAACATGACGATGCTCCTGACGCTCTGACAGGCGTTTGGGAATCTGTAGAAAATAAAAATGAAACAGGCTCAAGTCTGTGGGAGTGGTAAATGAGTGAATTAAAAAAGACAGGTTTGTCAAAACCGAGAATGACCAATGACGCATGGGCTAACACTATTGCGGGGTTGTCCGGTACAGGTGACAAATTTAGAAATGGGAATACCGTATTTGAAGAATATCCCTGGTTGGAAGATGAAGAACTAACAAACATATGGATGGGGGAAGGCTTGGGTAAACGTATCGTGTCCAGTGTGGCTGATGATATGACCCGCAATTGGTTTGATATTGAAGGGGATGAAAACGGAAAAATACAAGATGAACTGACCCGGCTTGAAGCAAAGAACAAAATCAACCAGGCCGTAAAATGGGCACGCCTGTATCGTGGTTCTATAATACTATTGGGGTTCAAAGACGGTTTAGATTTAGAGCATCCTAGGGGCGCCACAACAAAACAAATCGATTGGATGAAAGTCTATCCGGCATCACGTGTACCAGTGACTACCACTGATATAGTATCTGACCCAAAATCACCTTATTTTGAAGATGTAGAAGTGTATAAAATATACACCTTGTCCGGTTCTATTATCCGGGCTCATGCGTCCCGGTGTTTGGTTTTCAAAGGAGACCCAGTACCGGAATCTTCAGGCAACATTGAATTCAAATACCGTTATTGGGGCATGTCTGCTCTTCAACCGGCGTGGGAAAGGTTGAGCCGGTTTGCGGCTGTAGAGCAGGGTATTTCAAATTTGCTCATGGAATTTGTTATTGGTGTTTTCAAGTTATCCGGCCTGGCTGAGATGCTGGCTGAAGATGGGGATGGAAGTAAAAAGGTATATACAAGGATGGAAATTATCAATGCTTCAAAATCGCTCATCAATTCTGTGTTATTGGGGGAAGATGAAGAATTTTCACGCAACACCGCTAATGTAGGGGGCATGGCTGACTTGTGGGATAGAATGATGATGATGCTATCTGCCGTCACTGAAATACCGGTGACCAGACTTTTTGGTAGATCACCTGCTGGGCAGAATAGCACTGGTGAAAGTGACTTGCGCAACTATTATGATTCTGTAAAAGCAAAGCAAGAAACGTGGTTGAACCCACCAGTACAAGATCTAATAAATTGGATCAATGGTTATTTGAAACAGACCTCAACTCCTGCGGTAAAATGGAAAAGTGTTTGGGAATTGACAGAGACAGAAAAGCTGGCAAATCAAAAAACTCAGGCTGAAACAGACAAGATGTACTATGACATGGGTGTGTTGTCTGAGCAAGAAATAAGACAACACCGGTTTGTAGATGGTAATACAGGGCCAATAGTCGTTGAAGATGATGAGACATTACCAGCACCGGAAACGCCGCCCGGAAAAGAAGTATAAATGGCAACTGATCAAAATTCTTTTTTATTCAAACAACTACTCAAAATGAAGTTAGCTGAGATGACCCCGGCTCAACGCAATCGGGCATCCAAACCAAAACCGGGAAATGCAGTGCGTTATCCATACCGGATTGAAAAATCATACGCTGTATATATTAACAAATTGATGCGCATATTCACGTCCACATTTATGGCGGGTATTGCTGGGAAAATGAAGAAGTGGATAAAATCAGATCGGGCAGACCTGCGGGTTGATGACTTCAATGAAGAATTCCAAATGCTTATTTCTGAATTACAGGGTATTCACACGGACGTTTACACAGAGGATGGGGACGGTTGGAATGGGTACAACTATGCGGCGGTGATGGGGGCTATACTCGGGTATGGTCTATTGGTATCAAAACAAAATACCACCCAAATACAAAGGATAATTAAAAACGTCACCGGCGTTGAAAATTTCGGACTGTTTGAAGGAAAGGTTGTCCCGGGAATATTACAAAATTGGCAGACCACCAATTTTCAATTGATAAAAAGTCTGAGTGATGAATACATTAAAAAAGTCAATACCATAGTGTCAGAAGCGGTACTCAATGAGGAAACAGTTGGTGATGTATACAAAAAATTAAGAGCTGCCAACGCTAATATGACTGGGGCAAGAGCAAGACTAATTGCCCGGGATCAAGTTGGTAAATTATATGGGGCTTTAACAAAACAACGGCAACAATCTTTGGGTATCAGTATGTATGGCTGGCTCACCGCCGGGGATGAAAGAGTGCGGGCAAGTCATAAGGCTTTATCTACAAGCGCAACCGGATATATTTACAAGTGGGGTGAATCCGGTGTGTATTCCCCTGATAATGGAAACACGTGGAAACCACGGACAGGAAAAATGGCCAAGGCTATTCCCGGGCAGGAAATTCAGTGCCGTTGTTCTAGTTACCCAATAATGAATGATATTTTTACTGAGTTAAGTGATGAAATTGATAATGCTTTATAAAAAATAAATAGTGTAATTTACAAATAGAGTATATAATATATATATACAAGGAGTCAACATGACACAAAAATTTGAACCTGAACACGGACAACGTGGTAACACAAATATACGAAAAACAATAACAACCGCTGATGGGGTAATCGGTGAGTGGTACATAGTTGCTAATGGGGTGTACTCTATTACTTTTGATGTCATTCCGGACGGTACTGCCTATGTAGAAACTACTAATGATTTGGTAGGAGCAAAAGCTGGTACAGCGCCCGGGCTTAAATGGACTGCCGGGGATATAACTGAACGTACATCAAAAGAACTAACTCACATGGTCGCTTTTAGACTTGTATCTACATCGGGAGCGGTTACAGCACACTTGGATGGGTTGATGGTATAACAGCAATGGAAATTTGGCAACCGACGGAAAAGACTATTTGGCAGCCTATTTACAAAGGGGCTGAAAGTGTAGTATCTAAACCAATATTGGGGAATGTTACTCAGCTTTATAATCCATCTTATAGTGGTGGAAATTTTACGTTTGATCATACCCACAATGATGGCGATGATGGCCACCTTTTTCTTTTCTTGTGCGTCAACGGTGGTTACAACGGCATAGCCGCAAAATACAATGGCGCTAGTTTTACAAAGGCGGGTACTTTACAAGACATAACAGGTGCTTTTGGTTTTGGGTGTGATTGGGTTGTATTTGATTTAGACGATCCGGCAACTGGGACGAACCAAATTGAAGTCCTACCCGGGGCGGCATACAATGACAAGATATATTATTTTGCTATTTCTTATACAAATTGTAGCGGACTTAAACAAGATCCAGCAAAACAAAAAGAGTCTTCAGCAAAAATAGCAACAGCATCATTTTCAAGCCCTGTCACAGAAGGTAGTTCAGTGCTTGCCATGGGTGCACAAAAGACCCCCCCACCCGGGACAAATTATATGGGTATACCGACAGACACTTATATATCACCACAACCCTACCTTTATGCAGCACCTGGCACTAATTTAGGTGTACAAAGTATTGGGAAAGTTGATGATATGGCTGGGGGGGAAGAAAGTGTGTCTTGGGTTTCCCCAGCATCACAGCAAATGGGAATTATGGCAGTAGAAATTGGTGGCGCAGCCGCTTAATAAAAATATAAGGATTTTACAATGTGGTTTAATGGAATTTACAAAGGCATAGCGAGAATACACAAAGTCATAACAGACAACCTCACCATTTTTCGGGATGGTCGATTGGTTTCTAATAATTATTTAAACGGAAAAAAATCAGGTGTTTTTATTCATTTGAATAATACACCAACGGTTACATGTACAGCAAAAGACACATACTACCCCCTTGGCGGCACTTATGATGTTCCTGTGCTAGAGGACTTTTTGAATGACTCTGCCGGAAAAGTAAAATACAACGGTTCTATAGCTCAACACTTTGAAATAGACTGGCATCTTACATTATCGAATGATACAGCCAACCACACTATTTCATCAGGCATAACAGTGAACGGACAATTTATAACAGCATCAAAAATGAGCTTTCAGGCAAAGCTATCAGATCAACAATACCATATTACCGGTACAGCCGTCATAGAATTACAGCAGGGAGATGAGGTTGAAGTAGTGGTTGCTAGTGATACTGCCGGGGATATACTGACCATTAACGCTATGGGAAACACTTATAGCGAATTCTTTGATTGATAAGGGGTATTGGAAAAATGAATAACAATAATACAAAAACACACAATCATGGTGGAATAGAATTGCCTGAAGAAATTGTACAACACATAAAAGAAGAAGCACGACGCATCCACCATGGGCAAATAACCATAGAATTGAATGCTACTTCAGGGAAAATTGATGTTGTTTCCGGCTCACGTGAAAGATTCCCGGTAATGAAATCAAAAAAAAGTGGGATTTGATTTTACTTTTTACTGAAAAACAAGTATAATAGATAATATAAGATTATCAGCTGACTGAAGAACAGAAGCTGGGTTGGGTTAACATAAAAACTCAGCCCAGCTTTTTTTTATTTTTAGGAGTACCGGCAATGCCAAAACTTAATAAAAAAGATGCAAATAGAATAGACTCCGAGTATGAACATATTGCAATTGTCCGTCCACGGGGTGATTTCAAAGGGGGTTCTTTTTCCTATGATTATGACGAGATCGCTCCGCGGGGCTTGTACAAGGTGTATGGTGTTCTTATAAATGATAATGATACAAAAACAGTTCAGCGCGTAGAATTCAGCCCAACGCAATTCACAGAAGATCAGGCAAAAAAATGGATGGATGATAATTCTATTGCTTATTCCAAATTCAAGCCCTGTTCCAAGGATCTAAATATAGACAAAGGGGACAAAACACCACCCAACCAAGACACTGGCGTTGCTGCCGTTTCCACGGCAAAAAAAACAGACCGAATTGATTATCTGCCTGATACTCTTGATGATTCTTGGATGGTGGATAAATTTCAAAAGACCAGTGAAGGATTTTTAAAAGGCCGTGCTATTGTAACCAACGTTGGTGTTTTTCCCTATTTACAAGAAGATGGCACTGTTCGGCGTGAATTAAGACCACCTGAAGAAGTGTTCCACCCCGATTCAATAAAATCATTAGCCATGATGCCGATGACAAATGACCACCCATCCACTCCGGTTGATGCTGAAAATAGCAAGGAACTGTCTGTGGGTTTTATAGGTGATATGATCTATGCGGACGCATACCATCTATCCGCACCCATCACCATATCCGATGCGGTCACAGTAGAAAATGTACAAGCCGGGAAAAGGGCGTTGTCTGCTGGTTACTCCGTTGACTTGGAAGAAAAGTCAGGGGTGTGGATGGGCGTTGCTTATGACGCTATACAACGCAATATCCGATACAACCACGTGGCCGTGGTGGATCGTGGACGTGCCGGGGATGCGGCAAAAATAAAACTGGATTCAGGTGATGGTATAGCTATCACCGTCCAAAATATAAAGGAGGATGTTATGTCCAATCTCAAAAAAGTAAAGATTGACAGCGTTGAGTATGATGCTGAGGCAAAGGTGATCGAAACCCTCCACAATACTCAGCAAAAACTTGATGCTATTCAATCAGACCTGGAAACACTCAAAACCGAGAATTCCGGACTACAGGCCAAGGCAGATTCTGCTACAGATGAAGTCAAAGACCTAAAAACCAAGCTAGACGAAGCCCAAAAGATCAAACCTGAATTGATCACCAAGGCCGTCAATGATCGTCTTGAATTACTATCTGCTGCTGAAAAAGCTGATGTAGAAGTGAAAGAAGACATGGACGACAACGCTGTGAAAAAGGCTGTTATTTTGAAAGCATTTCCCAATGCGGCGGGTAAGCTGGATGGGGCAGATGATGCTTACATTACAGGCCGATTTGATGCGGCAAAAGAAAAATTGGATGAAGTAGATAATGCTTCAAACAAAAACAGACTTGCGGCCGCCGGGATGAATCAGGATGGTTCTGGTGAAAGTGATGATTTGGAAGAAATAAATGCCGACAAGGCATATCAGAAACGTGTTGATGAAATGAAGTCAGCATGGAAAAAGTAAGGGGTGAATCATGAGTGCTTATAATACACTTGACAAAGCGTTTCCCGGGCTGAAATACGGCATTGATAGTCGTGTTGTTTCCCGGGCAGTAAAAGAAGCCAATGGCCTTGACTTTGGTAGACCTGTTTTTGGTTATGCTGGAAACGAAAAAGACATCTATAATTATCATCAAGACCGCTCACAAACCGTATTTGATGCGGATTTTGTAGCAAGCAACAGCATTGTTGCGACAGTAAACGGCACGGCCGTCACTGCGGTTGTTTTTGATACGGATCAAGCTACAACTATCACAGCTCTTGCGGCTCAGATTGAAGCTGATATTGCCGGAGCAACGGCCACACTCACAGACACTGGTGGGGACAACCGCACTATTGTTATTGACATTGACGGCGTTGATGTTGTTGTAACATGGGCTATTACAGGTGGAGCCAGCCAAGCCGGGGACACTGTGACCGTATCAAGCCGGCAAGTTTTTATTGGTATTGCTCTTTTTACTCAGCGGGAAAGTGCTGTGAAAAAAGACCTTGATGGAAACATCTTGGAAGCCGCAGATGCCAAGTATGCGTATAAAACAGCCGCAAATGTAATGGTGAACGGTTGGATTTATGCCATGAAAGGTGCGGTTGCGGTAAATAATCTTACAACTGCCTATGTTATTAAGTCCGGGGCAACTCAGGGCAAACTTACAAACGACACGAATGCGCAAGCAATTTCAGGGGTTGTCTTTGACAGCGTTGAAGTTTCCGGTACTGAATACGTGCGTGTACGTATCAATAAATAAAAAAGGGGAGACACATGAAACGTCTTGATCCATTTAAACTGGATGCGCAGGAAAGCGCATTTTTCAAACGCCAACTTGAGTATGTAAAAGCTCAAACCTATGACACAAAGTACAAAAAGCTGAAAGCTGAAGCACTGATACCTGTTTCTACGGAAGCCGGGGCAGGGGCAGAAACAATCACTTTTCGGTCTTATTCTAAAGTTGGTATAGCAAAGATTATTTCTGACTATGCTAATGACTTCCCACGTGTCGATGTTTATGGGGAAGAAAAAACTGCCCAGGTTCGCAGTATTGGTGAATCTTATGGATACAGTATCCAAGAGGTACGTCGTTCACAAATGGCAGGCACAAACCTGGAATCACGCCGTGCAAATGCAGCTGTACGTGCTAATGATGAGAAAGTGAATAATATTGCTTTCAATGGGGATTCAACTTACAACCTCAAAGGTTTAATTGATTACCCTGGTATAACCGAATACACTGTACCTAATGGTACTGGTGGTTCCCAGGATTGGGGCTCAAAGACTCCGGATGAAAGTGTGGCCGACGTTACAGGTATAATCAATGCGATTATGGATACCACCAATGGTGTAGAATCCCCGGACACGTTGCTAATGCCTCTTGCCCAGTACAATTATATAGCAAATACCCGGATGACTGATGGGGATAGTAAAACCATCATGGCCTTCATTATGGAAAACAACCCATACATCAAAATGATTGATTGGGTTACAGAATTGAAGGGTGCTGGTACTGGTGGATCAGATCGCTTCATAGCTTATTCGAGAAACCCCGAAAATTTAACACTTGAAATTCCTCAACCCTTTGAGCAGTTCCCTGCCCAACAAAAAGGAATGGAATTTGAAATCCCTTGTCATAGTCGATGCGGTGGTGTGATTGTATATTACCCGCTGAGTATTGCCTATGGTGACGGTATCTAATTAAAAAAAAATAATCATCTTTAACAGGATGGAAAGGAAGGAAATTATGATTATAAATTGGACAGAATCAAGATTGAAAGTTGTACCCGTGAAAGGCAAAGGAAATATAATTCTACAGCCGGGTAATAATGAAGTTGATGAATCATTATGGAATGAATGTCGGGGTATTCTTACCCGTGATATTAAAGCGGGGCGTGTAAAAGAAGTACACGTCAAAAAAGAAGAAAAAATCATTGAGCCTGAAAAAAAAGGGCCAGGTGGTAAAATTCTAAAACCGGCTGAGAAGGTAACAACTGTAAAAGGTAAAGGCCTGAAAGATTTGTCTCTTGAAGAGGCTGAAGCCGTTGTGAATGAAACTTTTGCTTTGGATACTTTAAAGAAGTGGAAAAAGACAGAAAGCCGGGACAGCATTAGAACGGCAATTATGAATCAAATTGAGACTGTTGAAAAATTTGGTGAGAATAAAAAAGAAGACAAGGACAAATAATGGCTTTGACCGTTACGCAAATATTTGATGCTTATGCCCCGGCTTATGCCGGGGATTCGTCAAAAACCAACTTTATATTATTAGCAAAAGACCAAACAAATAGATGTTTTTATGGTACTAAATATAATCAAGCGGTTGCGTTGCGGGCGGCTCATATGATGACCTTGCGGGATCGTGCTGCTTCCGGTGGCGGTGGCGGTGCGATTTCCTCTATGAAAGAAGGGGATTTGGCTATATCATATGCCACTTCAGCTACGGCCAAAAATGATGACCTTTCCCAAACGTCTTATGGTAGACTTTTACTAGGGTTGCGGCGTGGTTCATCCCCTGCTATTGGTGTGACCGGAGGTAATGACGATGGCTGTGCGAGTTGAAGACCATGATTTGGGGTTTAAGAAAATAATAGCCAATTTAAAATCGTGGGATGGAAAAGAAGTTGCTGTTGGTTTATTTGGGGAAGGGGATGACCCTGAAACAAATTTAGCCTATAGGGGGGCAATACAAGAGTATGGCACAAAAGATGGAAAAATACCCTCACGTCCGTTTACACGTCAATGTTTTTCAAAGAATTTAAAAACCCTTAAAAAAGTAATTGGTGGGGCATATGGCCGGATGCTTGATTTAAAAACCCGTGGACCAAAAGCACTTGAACGAATTGGGGAGTGGTACACTGGAAAAGTAAAAGAAGAAATTACAAGCGGATCATTTACCCCCAACGCCATATCAACCATAGCCAAGAAAGGTTCATCCAAACCTTTGATTGATACAGCAGAAATGAGAAATCGTGTTGCTTCAAAAGTGCGTGATTTTAGGAGGGGTTCATGAGTTTATTCAAGTACCCTCAAACAGGTCAAACCGCCCCGGGAAGTTACGTCCGTGGTGTATGGACAGAAGCATCTTCAACGCCTTTGTCTTTTTTAGGGACAATACAACCTATGTCTGGTAAGGAAATTACCTCACTTAATGTTGGGCGTGAAGATACTGGAAAAGTAAAAGTATATTCAACCACCCCCCTTAATGTTTCCATCAAAGGTTCTAGTAATTCCGGGGATATTGTTTTTTATCAATCAAAAAAGTGGGAAGTGATACATGAATTAGACTTTCAAAATAAGTTACTGCCCCATTTTAAATATGTGGCTGAATACCGGGGGGAACTAACATGACTTGTTCTTTTCCATACAGGATCGTATTTTGAATGCTGATACAATATATAATTTTATATATGACTGGGTAAATTTAGTTGTAAATACAAAAGGTGGACGAACAATACCTATAATACGTTCTCACCAAAATAGTCCAAGTCCAGGGGATACTTATATAACAATCAAGTATAGCACCAACCGCACAAAAGAGGGCAGACCAAGTATTGATACAGAAATAACACCCGGGGCTGAACCAACAGACCCCGGAACACGTAACCAATACCAAGATGTGCTTTTAGATGTGGAAATTTGGGAAACTGGTGCGGATGGTGATTTTTTAAATGAATTACAAACAAGTCCTGAATTGGATGATGTTTTGAATTTCTTTGTTACCCATAAAGTTACATATGTTACAGACAATGGGGTGGTGGCTTCCCCACGGTTATTAGGATCTGACAAGTGGAAAAAAGAATCTTTGTTAGAAGTCACTTTGCGAGTTGCTGATATAACGGAAGAGTCGTTGTATTGGATTGATGATGTAGAAATTGAAGGTACAATTCCGGCACAAGGTCGTGCGGGTAACCATATAGTAAATATATAATATTAGGAGTACAACATGAGCGATTTGCGCAACATTGTTAGTGTAACAATTGACCGTCAAACACAATCTGTCTCTCAGGCGGGTTTTGGTGTGATGGCTGTTATTGCTAAATTTTCAGAAAGTAAGACAACAACGGAATTTGACCGATACCGTTATTATTCAACCCTCACAGAAATGACTGATGATGGTTGGCTCAGTACGGATGATGTATATAAGGCGGCCGCTGCTTTATTTTCCCAAAATCCCCGGCCTGACAAAATTATGGTTGGTAGAATTGATGATGCTGATGCTAATTTAACGGCTTCTTTAGCTGCTATTGAAACAGCAGTGCAAGATTGGTATGGGTTGATTGTAATTCCCGATGCCTTAAGTCGTGTAGTTTTTAGTACTGATTTTATAACGGGCAATACCATTGATTTTACTATCAACGGTACAGCGGTGACTCAGGTGACATTTACTACAGACCACGATACTACTATGGCCGCCATAGTTTCCCAAATTGAAAGTGACGTTGCTAATTCATCTGTAACATTATCTGATGTTGCCGGGGATAATCGGACACTAGACATAACAGTTGATGGTTATCCGGCCGAAACAGTAGCCATTACATTAGGGGGCGGGGCTTCCCAACCAACGGCTTCAATTAACACTGGTTTGGCAGTTGTTACAGAACAAAATATAAAAGATACAGCGGCATGGACAGAAACGCAGAAAAAATTATTTTTCTTTTCGTCATCAGATAGCAAAATACTTGATCCGGCTGATGATACGGATATCATATCTTTTTTGAAAACACAAAACTATGATAGAACAATCGGGATTTATCATCCTAATGCATTGGGTAATGTTTCCCCGGAAATGATCGAAGTGGGGTGGCCTGCTGAATCCTTTCCCTACGATCCCGGAAGTCAAACGTGGGCTTACAAGACATTAGCCTCTGTTGCCACCTATACACTTACTAGTGGCCAAAGAACAGCAGTATTGGGCAAAGATGGTAATATATACACACTTACTGCCGGCGTGGCTATTACTGAAGAAGGCAAGGTTGTTAGTGGTGAGTATATTGATATTATTCGTGGGATTGATTGGTTGGAAGCCCGGTTGCGGGAAGCGGTCTTTACTTTATTGGTCACCGTTAGAAAAATTCCATTTACAGATGACGGCATAACACTTGTGGAAAACGCAGTGCGGGGTGTCTTGTCTGAAGCTGCTACAAACGGTTTGCTAGTTGCTGAAAGTATTGTTTTGACAGTACCAAAAGCGGCTGATGTTTCAACGGCCAATAAGACCAACAGGATTCTTCCGGATATAAAATTCACAAGCATCTTACAGGGTGCAATACATAAAGTGGAAATCAACGGTATAGTATCCGTATAACAGGAGTATAAAATGGCAAAAACAAAAACGTATGATCCAAAACTTATAAAATCAGCTTTTGGACCAGTTATTATGTCTGGGTTCGCAGAAGGTACTTTTATAGCAATATCTCAAAATGGTGATGCTTTTGAAAAAGTGCGAGGCGCAGATGGTTCGGTTGACCGGGTGAACAAAAATGCTAATGACTATTCAATTACCTTTACGCTAAAAAGAACATCATTGACTAATGATGCTTTAAGTACAATACACAACCTTGATAAAAGATTGAATAATGGAATCAACCCGTTTGTATTGAAAGACTTAAATGGCACAACTGTTTTTGCGGCACAACAAGCATGGATCGCAAAACAACCTGATCCTGAAGAATCGGACAGTATGCCTACACGTGAATGGCGTATTGATACTGGTGAAGCTGAGTGTTTCATCGGTGGTAATATTTTATAACTAACTAAATCATAAAACAGGAAGGAAGGAAGGTATGATTGAACCAAAAGAATTTGAAATTGAGGGGTTGAGGTTTTATACTCAGCCCCTTCCAGCATTCACTGCGGTGAAGTTGGATAAAAAAGTAATACAGTTGGCGTTGCCGGTGTTAAATGGGTTGTCTGACTTTTCAATGGAATCAGAAGTTGATATCGAAGCTATTACTGCTGGTGTATCTGAATCTTTAACAAAGTTGACGGATGAAGACTTTGAGAATTTTATTCTTAAATTATTGTCAGCGACAACCTACCAGGGTACAGCTGATGCCCCTGCAAACTCAGAAATAACAAAATCCTCTGTCAATGAAATTTTTCAAGGTCGTATTTTGGGTTTATATAAGGTACTATTGGAGGTGATGCGTTTTAACCGCTTCAGCCCTTTCGAGTTGATGGGGGATGGAAGCGCAATCAAAACAATCCTTTCATCCTCCAATCAGAAAAAGACAACGCCAAAACGTGGAAGCGCATTGGAGAAGTCGGGTGGTTTACTGGGGAATTAGAAGAGGAATTCCCCTTTTGGCAAGTGGTTGCCGGTTTGAAAATGTCCCCCAAGGATGTCAACAAGATGGATTTGGACGACATTTTCAAATTGGGCATGATGGTCATGGCTAAAGAAGACCATTCATCTGCCCTGAGTGGCTTTATGAAAAAGGAAATGACCCCAAAGGATAAATAATGGTTGTTCGTGAATTGATCACCCGGTTGGGTTTTAAAGTTGATGAGGGCAGTGCCAAAAAGGGGGAACAACGTATTCAAAAAATGAAAGGCAGCATGAAGAAGCTAGGCTTGAGTATAGGTGCTGCTGTTATTGGCGTTGGGGCGTTGGCTATAAAAGCCGCCTCCGATATGGAAATGCTGACTACTCAATTTGAGGTCATGCTAGGTTCATCTGAGAAAGCCGCCGGAATGATGAAAGATTTGAATAAATTTGCGGCTTCAACCCCTTTTGCTCTGGAGGATTTAGCAAAAGGGTCTCAGAATTTATTGGCGTTTGGTGTATCCTCTGATAAAGTAGTGGATACGATGCGTATGCTAGGGGATACGGCAGGGGGCAATGCTGAGAAATTACAGGGACTTGTTCTTGCTTATGGAAAGGTACAAACAAAAGGCAAAGCCAGTATGGAAGAAATCAATATGCTGGCTGAACGGGGCGTACCAATTATAGGTACTTTACAAAAACAGTTAGGTGTAACCAATCAAGAATTCTTCAAAATGGTTTCAGCCGGGAAAATAACAAAAAAAGAAGTCACCCAAGCATTTCGGACGATGACAAGTGAAGGGGGCATGTTTTATAAGGGTATGGAAAAGCAATCCCTAACTTTTTCAGGTATGGTGTCTACAATGAAGGATAACATTAAAATGATGTTAGCCAGTGTTGGGTCATCTATATTACCCCTGCTGAAGTCATTGACCACTACAATAACAGGGTTAGTACAAGGGCCCCTTGGGGAAGTAATAAAATCATTAGTTAGTACATTAGTACCTATTTTGGGGACATTACAAAAGATATTAGATCCAATTTTTGCAGGACTTCAACCTATATTGGAAGAGGTTATGGGTTTCGTGGGTGATATTTTAGTTGATTTAATGCCTATTATAGATTTGATTAGACCCCTTCTTCAGATTGTTGCTATTGTTGTAAAAGTGTTAAAAGTCATTGAACCCATAATCAAACTGGTAGGGCAGGTGATTGGGTTTATAGCAACACTATTGGATGCGTTGATGCCTACTATTACTATGATATTAGATGTGGCAATAGGTTTGGTGAAAGTGGTTGTTGATATGTTGATTTCTGTACTTTTGGATTTATTAAAATCGTTGATGCCCCTAATCATGGAAATTACTAGAACATTAAATTTAATAATACCGTTATTATTACCAATTTTAGAAATAATCATTAAACTTTCATTGGCCAGGTTTTTGATACAAATCAAGTTGATGTTGATCCCTATTAAACTAATTATCGGTTTGTTGTCGTGGATTTTAAAATGGATTAACAATTTTGCTCAATGGTTTTTCAATTTAGTACAAAAACCAGTGCAAGCCTTTTGGAATTGGTTGACTGGTTCTTTGGATTGGTTTTTTGGTAAACTTGGAAAATTAGCTGAATGGTTAGGTTTAG